CGCCCCACGAGCGCCAATGCTCGCAGCGACACGCCACGGGTAATCGCCGCAAAGCACGGCACGAGCGCCGCAACTCGCCCCATCGTGCCAGATGCCGCCCGCTATCAGCGCCGCCAGAGAATATGCGTAATACTGGTAAATGTTACCAACGTCGTAAGACTTCTCGCCTGTGTTCAATGGGCTTTTCTTGTCCCAGCCCCACGCTACGCTTGCGTGGTAGTCTGCATTCGTGGCGTGTTCCGCTCTTGTAATAAGCTCGTCCAGCCACTCCCAGACACGCCCCACGGCATCTACAACGCCCACGGAAGAAACGGCATTTACCACACTGCCTGTTACGCCCCTACCTGTGTTGCTGGTGGCGCTCCATGCGTTTGTATTTGCGTTATCCAGTCCGGCAGGGCTGCCAAAAGCATAAGCGCAAAATTCCGCATAGTTCGGCAGGCGTTTACCGCTCTTTGCCAGACGTTCTACAAAGTTGTACCAGTTCATGCTTTCTGTACCCGTCATAGGTGCGCAGCCGTACTCTGATTTCAAGCCCTTTGCTCCGTCGTCAGAATTAAGGTAAATATCTACCCATGTGCCGCCGCCTAAATATACCATACCCTCTGGGCTGCATTTCGGGCGGTGTCCCAGTGTCCATACAGAACGTGGTACAATGCCGTTGCTTACTGCACTTTCCCAGCCTGTGCCAAAAATAACACTGCTGCCATTAAGCGGCTGTAAATTGCTGTCCACCTTGCGGCAGCGTCCATAATGAAAGCCGCCGATTTTACGGCTGTTTGTAGCGTTCCAGCCTGTCGGGTATGTAGAATTAAGGGAAATTACGTATTTCTCGTCTGCGCTGTCAATTCTGCTGTCGCAGATATATACGTAATAGTCCTTACCTACCGCAAAAGCGCTGCCTGCGTCCAGATTAGCAGCCTTAAGAATTGTATTTGCTGTCTTGAAAATTCCAGCGCCGCCCACGGCAATTACGCAACCCTCTACTACGGTCAGCTCATTTGCTCCGCTGGCGTAAATGTACTCATTGCTCGGTGCTACAATATCGCTGATTGTAGCCATTTTATTTACGTTCAAAAGCGCCCTTGCGTCGGTCTTTGTAACGTCGTCCACTAATAATCTACTCATACTGCTTTAATACTCCTTTCAGTGCTGCAATGTCGTCTGTTGTCATTCCTGCCACGGTGTCTGTGCGTTCCAGCGCAATTACCTTGCAGCCCGCTTTTACCGCTTTGGAAAGTGTAAGGGCTGTTCTGTCGTTTCCCGCCTCTCCTGCTGCCGCTGCCTCGTCGGTCTGGATATGTGTTACTCCCTGCACCGTGCCGGATACGTCGCCTGCTACAAATTTCATACCTACCGCTGCCTCGTCGCAGTAATATACCGTAACCGCCTTTTTCTCTTCCTCTACAGCTGCTACGCCGCACTCAATATAACGCTGGTTCTCTGCGCTCTCGATTTTCGCCAGCAAATCTGCTGCTGCCAGTTCTCCGCTTGCTACCATAGCAAGGCAGTTGTAATAATCCTCTTTTGTCTTTAATACTTTAGGAAATCCTTTCATGGTCTGCCGCCTTTCTAAAATGTATTTGCAAGATAGGAATTACCCACGTAGGTAGCCCCTAACACTGCCGTTTCTACTGTTCTTTCGTAATGCTGGCTCATGTATGCTGCGCCCATGTAACACAATCCCAGTACAGCATCATGCTTATAGTCAATGCCCCAGCCGCTTTCTACTCTCTTAAGTCGCTCGTCCAGCGCTGCTATTGCCTCTTTGGTTTCTTTCGTGCCTGCCTCTGCCTGCTTTTTCACTTCCTGCATGGCTGCTGCCAGCTCTTCAATTTGCAGTTGCAGGCTGCCTGCTATGTCCTCACCCAGCTTGTCCTTGATACTCTCAAACCATGTGTTAAATTCGTTTTCAGCGTCCGACTGGAATAGCTTAATTTTTGCCATAAATTCTGTATAGGCGCTTAAAAGTTCCTTGTCCCAGTTGTCAAGCGTGCTTTCAAAACTGCTGTATCTTTCGTTAAACTGGCTCTCATACTGCGCAAATAAGCCCTCTGTCTTGCTTACGTAGCTGTCATATACGCCCGCAATCTCTGTAAGGTACTTTTCCATACTCTGCTTATATGCGCTGAACTCGTCCAGCACGGCTGCGCTGTAGGTGTTGAAAAAGTCCGTAAACTGCTTTGTAAGCACGCTTGCGTCTATCTCTTCCACCGTTCCTGTTACAATGCCGCAGACTGCGCTATTAAACCGCTGGTCTGTGATGTTCTGCGTCTGTATCCTTGTTACGCCCTTGCCTACGTAAATATCTGCAAGCGCAAGCTCCCATATTTCCGTAGTGCGTGTTACTGCCGTTGCTGTCGGCTTTGCAGACGGTGTGCCTTTCAGCACCGCAATATACATATCTCTTTGCGGCAAATCCCAGCGAACTACTACCCTGTCCACCCTGTTAAGCGCTCCCTCTGCCGTATCCAGTGTTACGCTAAGCGTTGCAGGATTTCTAAAGGCGTAGCCGTTTATAAAGGCATAGCCTGCATTTACTCTTATTTCCATGCCGCTGTAAGCTACTACCTGTAGCCCGTCGCTCGGCTTTGGAAAAATGCCGTTTGCAATGAAAGTAGCAAAGTACCACGCCCAATCCTCGGCTTTATATACCCTGTCGTACTCTCCGTCTACTGCCACGGCATTAAACGGTAAGCTGTTTGCCATTTCTGCTACCTCACTTTCCTAATCTGGTCTACCAGCGTCGGCAGGCTGTCGCCAAAAGTCGCCTCTATGGTTTCCTCGCCTTTCTGGTATGTTTCTGTTACTTCTGTAATGCGTGCATCTATCTGTATGCCCCACTTAGTTTCTTTGCAAGTAATACGGTCGCCTAAATCAAAATCAGCCTTAAATTTTAAGTTTGAATTTGTATTTATGGTACTTACAAAATTTATGTTCTTGCCGTAGTTTTCCAACTCTGCGCCGCCTCTCGTTTTCAGCATTGCAATATAGGTATTCAGCGGTATTGTTACCTCTGTTTCCCCCTGCTGGTACTTTCTGGCAATGTCCGTAGCGTCGCAGAATACCTCTACTAAATCCAGCCCCGTTGCGCCCTCGCCGTCCACTGTGGTTACTGGCTGGCTGCCGTCGTCGTCAGCTGCTCCCTGCACATAAATAAAGTTGCCGCAGTTCTCTATACTGGCTGTGTATTCCTGCTCGTTGACATTATCAAAATCTCTTGAAAATATGCAGGGTGTGTTACCCTCGGTATTTGTGGCTGTAAGGTCATTGCCCTTATACAGATAAAAGCCAAACAGTCTCTCTCTTTCGTTAAGCAGAATGTCATAGCCCAGCTTTCCAGCCTGCGCCCTTGCCTTTACTTCCTGCCCCAGTTGTGCGTATACCTCGTTTGCATATTCAACCGCCACGCCGTCTATGGTTTCCTGCGCCAGAAATGTAAGCAATGGAAAACGCCGCTTTGTTCCTGCTGCGCTGCCGCAGTTGTTCTTTACCATAAGGTTTATAAGATACTGGTTTGTACCTGTCGCCACAATCTGCGGATAAATGCAGCGCTTATTAAGCCACCAGCTAAGCATATAGCCTTGTGCCTCTAACTGCTCTAAGCCGTTCTCGTCTTTGGTAATGTGTACGTAGGTTATCTGCGCTGCCCTGCGCCATACGCCGCCGTCGGCGGTCTTTACTTCCTTTTTTCCGTCGTGCTTGGTTATTAAGTTACCCTCTACCAGCAAACGGCTGTTATTGTCCGTAATCGGCGCAAGCAGGCTAAAAGTTCCTACGTCAAAATACTTTGTATGCCATAGCAGGCTTGCCAGCTCGTCTATAGCTCCCAGCGGCTGTACTGTCTTGTCGAATACTCTAAGCTCCATACCGTCACACTCCTAAAAATTCCTTGCTGTAGAATATGGATACTTCCAGAGAATTTACGCCGCTGGCTGCATCATATCTAAACATATTGTCGCCTATGGCAAGCTGCATAAATGTACTGTCTACATCAATGTAGCGGAAATAGTCGGTTTCTACGCCGTCCCTTATCAGCTTAGCGCCCTTGCTGCCGTACTTCGTGTTAATCTCTATCACGTCGCCCGTTTTCATAGTGGCGTTAATCTGTATAAATTCCTCGGTATCCACATTAAGCAGTATCGGGTTTGAAACTGTCCCCAGTGCTGTAAACCTTATCCTCATTCCTGTTGATACGTCGCCCTCGTTGTAGCAGTCCACTATTACGCTTTCCGCTCGGTATCCGTATATCATGCTCTTTGTGCTGTCCTTTTCGATAACGCAAGGGAAATGCCACGCAGCCACCCAGCTTGCTATATCCTCTTTTGTTTCTTCCTCTTCCCGCCAGAACGGGTTAAGGCACTCTATTTGTAAATCAAACTCATAAAGTACCTCTTTCTTTAGTATCTTAGGCTCTCCATACGCCCTGCAATCAATCACACGCTTAAAGCCGCCGTACTCATACACCAGCGTAGCGCTAAGCTCTGGGTTAAATATCTTAAGCATACGGCGGCGCAGTTCCAATGCCTGCGCCTTGTCCCGTGTGTTGATATGTCCCACTACGTCTATGTCCCTCGCCTCGATACGCTGCCCTACGTAGGTGTCGCCGTGCTGTCCCATACTGTTTGTGCTGTAAATGACGCTCGTAACGCCGGAAATGCCCTCTACGTCTTTACTTATATTGCAATGGTATACGCTGTCTACTCCCAGCTCTAACCGCTCGCCCCTTGAATTTATGTAAGTCAGTTTTTCATTTTCCATGTGTTACACCGTCCTTGCTATCATTCTGAACTGTCGGGCTGCCTCTTTCTGCTGTTTTGCATAGTCCGTGGTATTCGCATAAATATACTGATTGACAACTACGCCGCCTGCTGCACTGCCGCCGCCTCTCGGCTTTGGCTTTTTGTCGTCGTTATCATACTTAAATTCATTGCCTACATTTACCTTTGCGTCTACGTCAAACTCCTGCGGTACGCTGTCCTCAATCATTTTCTTAACGCCGCCGATTTCATTAGAAAAGCCAACGCCGATACCCTGCGCCAGATATACGCCGATTTCGTCACGCATCAGCTTAGACGGGCTGGCAATTCCAAATAAATCCTTAAGGAAGTCGGTAACATTGCCTACCCAGCCGCTTATTTTGTCTTTTATCCACCTCGTAGCGCCGCTTATGCCGTTCCAGATGCCTTCTACCATGTTTTTACCGAACCCTGCAAACGTACTGCCAATATCCTTAAATACGTCTGCTATTCCAGTAATTACATTTCTCATGCCCTCTACGGCTTTGTTCTTTACTTCTGTACCCCATGTAGCCACTTTGGAAATTGCACCAGAAATGCTGTTATAAATCTTTTGCGGTATTTCCTTAACAATCGTAACAATGCCCGTTACCATGGCATTCATTACCTCTTTGGCTTTCGTAAGCATATTGTTGCCCCACGTAGCCACTTTGGTAACTGCCCCTACTATGCTGTTCCAGATTTTCTGCGGCAGCTCCTTAACAATCGTAATAACGCCTGTTACCATGGCGTTCATTACCTCTTTGGCTTTCGTAAGCATATTGTTGCCCCACGTAGCCACTCTGGTTACTGCGCTTACTATACTGTTCCAGATTTTAGCAGGCGTTTCTTTCACAATCGTTACAATGTTCGTAAGCATTGTGTTCATTACTTCTTTGGCTTTGGTCTGCATATTTGCGCCCCACGTAGCCACTCTGGTTACTGCGCTTACTATACTGTTCCAGATTTTCTGCGGCAGCTCCTTAACAATATCTATAACTTTCGTTACAAAACCTGTTATAACTGTGCCGCCTTTTTCCTGCATATTTGCGCCCCACTCTGCTATTTTCTCAACGCCCGCAGCGATTGCCTGCGGTATCAGAGTAGGTAGCTCTTTTATTTTATTTATGATTGTCGTTACCAGCTTGCCTGCCGCCGTCAAAATCTTAGGCAGTCCCGTAATCAGTCCTGTTACAATGGCTGCTATAATCTGCGGTATGGCTGCGATTAAAAGCGGTATTGCATCTATGATGCCGTCAATCAATGCAACTATAATATCGCCCGCACTTTCAATAATAAGCGGTATGCCCTCAACCAGTGCATTTATGATAGCCGTTATGATTTCCGGCAGTGCCTCAATCAGTACAGGCAGCGCTGCTACCAGCCCCTGTGCCAGCCCCGTAAGCAGCTGTAATGCTGCTGTAATCAGCAACGGTATATTTTCTATCAGCATGGTTACAATGTTCGTAACCACCGTTACGATTGTTGGCAGCAATGTAGGTAACGCTTGTGCGATACCTTGCGCCAATTCCGTAATAATCTGTACGCCTGCCTCTAAAAGCTGCGGTAATATAGTAAGCAGCGTATCTATGATTGTCGGTATAATCTGCCCGATTATGCTTATCATTTCCGGCAGCATTCCAACCAGCGTATTAAGCAAGTCCTGTACGCCGCTCATTAAAGGCGGTAATAACTCCTGTATAACCTGTGGTATATACGTTGCAAGCTGCTCTACGATTTCTCCCAGTCCGCTTACCAGCCTCGGCACTGTTTCTATTACCCTCGGTGCTATATTCCCTACCACTGTTACAATACTGTCTACCAGATTGCTTGTAAGCTGTGAGAAATTCGCCTCGCTGTCTGCCATTCCAGCTACCCAGTTGTCCCACGCTGAACTCATAGAACTAACCGAACCCTCTATTGTTGTACTTGCCTCTTTTGCCGTTGTCCCTGTTATGCCCATTTCCGTCTGTACGACGTGAATAGCGTCTACAACGTCTGAATATGATGAAATATCATACTTAATGCCGGATAGCTTGCTTGCATCATCAAGCAGTCGCTGCATTTCCTCTTTTGTACCGCCATATCCCAGTTTTAAGTTATCCAGCATGGTATAATTCTGCTTTGCAAAACCGTTATAGGCGTTCTGTATAAGCGATATATCAGTACCCATTTTATTTGCATTGTCTGACATATCCGTAATTGCCACGTTTGCCTTTTCTGCTGCCGCTGCCGTGTCATTATTCATACTGGCAAGCAGCGACGCTGAAAAGCTGGTAACTGTTTCCATGTACTCATTTGCAGACATTCCGGCTGTTTTATATGCGTCGTTTGCATAACCAACAACCGTATCAGACGACGTTTTGAAAAGAGTTTCTACACCGCCTACAAGCTGTTCCTGTGCTGCGTATCCCTCTATCGCTTTTGTGGTAAGCGCTCCTATGGCTGTTGCCGCTCCCGCAACTGCTGCCGCCGTCGCCGCTGCTGCTGCTTTAAGCGCTGTACCCATTCCGCTTAGCACGCTTGTAAATCCAGAAAATTTTCCCTTTGCGTCGTCTGCCTGTTCCCCGCTGTCTTTTATTTCCTTTCCCATTTCGTCAGCGGCTTTTTCTGCTTTTTCCATTTCGTCAGTCGTTTTGCCTAATTCCTGCTCTGTCTTTACAAGCGCTGCTTTCTGGTAATTTAACTGGGTTTCAAGTTTTTTACTTTCTTCGCTATTGTCTCCTGTTGCCTTGCGACATTTTTCTAAAGCCGCCTCGGTTTCTTTTACCTTTTTTGCCTGCTCGTCGTATGTTTTCTGTAGTACCGCCTGCTTTGCTTTCAGCGCATCTACGCTGCTTGCATTGTCCTTATATTCAGCCGTTACAAGTTCCATTTCAGAATTAAGCACTTTAAGGGTGCTGTTAATTTCCTTGCAGGCTGCTTTATACTCTGCCTCTCCGTCAAAACTTAACCTTGTTTTGACGTTCTGCGTCTTATCTGCCATAATTAAAAGCCCCCTAACGCTATGTCTATATCGTCCATGTTTTCTGTAGCTGCTGATGTTCCCGCCTGTTCCTGTCGGAAAATGTGCGGGTTATATTCCTTGTGATATTTAAACAGTGTCGTTATCTGGTATGGTGTTTTTCTCCATGCCTCACGTTCCCTGTATCTCAAAAGCACTACTGCAATATACAAAAGCCGTGCAGTATCTAATTTTCCTGCACGGCTGCCCTGTTTCCCTCTTCTGTTGTTTCTTCTCCGTCGTTTTCGTTCTCTGTGTCGCTGTTGTCTCCCGCAGTTCCTCTGTAGAACGATTTAAAAATAGCGTTCTGTACTTCCTGCAAATTTCCTGCGTGTATCAGTCTGCCTACCCTCTTCTCTTCAAGCAGCTGGGCGTTTTCGTCCTCTGCTAAAAGTGCCTCGTTAATAAGCAGCGTAAGTAACCACCTTGTATCTTTAAAAAGGTTTGGGTTATCTTTATTGAATACCTCACTTAATTTGTCGTAGCCCCCAAACTTTTCCTGCACTTCGTCTAATGCGTTCAGTGAAAAAAGTAAACCATATTCTTTGCCGTTCAGCTCTACGGGAAAAGCCCCGCTCTTTAATGCTCCCATGATATAAAATTAAGGCGCAGCCCATGCTACGCCTCTCTCCTTTCCTGTTTTATACACTTTCCATTGCTGCTGCCTTTTCCGGCACTGCTGTAAACCACGTTTTAGCCGCTGCGCTTTCCTCTGTTCCCACAAAGTCTGCTTTCCACAAGTTATCTTTCTTTCTTGTTGTAAAAGATGCCTCAATGTCCGGCGTGTTAAACTTGATACTCTCGCCCTTTGTTTCGTACTTTTCAGACGGTACTTTAAATTTTGCTTTAAGCAGCCATACGTAACGGTATTTACCACCCGTTTTCTTAGCTCTGAACCCTACAGCAACATACGGCGGCTCGTCCTCTTTTCCCGCCCATACTACGCTGTTCTTATCTACTGCCTGCCCCAGCAGCTCTGCCAGCACTTCCGGCGTAAGGTCTTTAATTCCCAGCTTAAGCGTTCCGCTTGCAAACTCCGTGACGCTCTCGCTTAATGTGTCGTCTGCATACAAGCTGCCGTCTGCTGTCTTTACGGATAAATCGGCGCTCATTGCCTCTGCCATTTTCTTAGGTGTCCCGTAGCTCTCTGCTCCGTCTGCCTCTGTGCATACGGCGTAATATAAATCTTTCAGTCCCAGTGTCATTGTTTAATCACTCCTCTTTCAAAATCTCGACTGTGATAGGCACTAACCAGTACCCCGTTTCTGTTTCGTAGCTTTCTGCGTCTATGCTGTTGATATAAACGCCTGCTGCTTTCAATACCTCTTTTGTCTTATCAAGCTGCGCCTCAAAATCGCCCTTATGGAAAAGCGTAACTCTATACATTTCCCTGCGCTCTTTCTCTTCGTCGTCTGCATTTACCGCAGGCGTACCCAGCAGCCGTAGAAACGTATAATATGCGTCTGGCTTATCCCGTCCAGTGTAAACGCCTCTCTGGGCTGGCAACCCTGCGCTTTCTAAAATCTCCTGTATACTCATTCGCCTGTTTCACTCTCCCATATACTGCGCTGTTCCTCTACTACCTTTTCGTGCGCCTTTTCGTTTGCCACTGTCATATAAGGGCGTGCAGCGTGGCTACTTGTGCCGTACTCTGCCACAAAGCCGATTGTTGCATAGCGCACCTTGCTTTTATCTCCTTTTCTGTCGTTTCCATGCTTTGCCCGTCCCTGTGGGTATATCTCTACGTATTTCTCCGTATCGTCGCCCTTTACGCCCGTAGCTTTTATGGAATTGATAAAACCGCCCGTTTCATTCAGTCCCATTGCCTGTGCCTCTGCTCTCTGTGCCTCTATCAGCACATCAGCACCAGCTTTAAGCATTTTGGGGACTGCCTCAACTGTAGCCGCCTCTCTCCGGCTGAAAGCGTCTATAATATCTTCCAGCCCGACTGTGTTAAACTCTCCCATGCTTACACCTCGTTTCTGTGGCGTAAATCTGTAAGCGTAAGCTCTATGGTGTCTGTTCCTGTATCGTAGGTCTTAAGTACAAAATAGCGCCGCCCGTTTACTTCTACTACGTCCTCGCCGCCATAATCTGCCTTGTGTACCTCGTACTTTGCCTCTACCAGTTTTCCTGTCTGCTGGCTCTTAAAATATTCACTGTACCCTACTGATTTTTTGTTGCAGAATACAGTGCGGGGGCTTTCTTCCGGCTTTACTGCAAAGCCGTTTTTATTTACCCTGTTTTCTGCTGTTGTTTCTGCAATAAGTGTTAATTCGTCCAGCCACTCCACCGCTTTACACCCCACTTTCTGTGCTGTTGGTGTCCGTTTCGGACACTTGCGGCGCTGTGTTGTATTCTGCTGATAAAGATAAGCGCATTTTAAGTGCGTCGTATGACTTTCTAAATTGTTCCGCAGCATTGTTAAAACCAAACTCTGCCTTGCAATACAGTGTAATTGCTCTGATAATCAACCCGTCTGTCTCTTTTATCACTTTTACGCCGTCGTTTTTCATATCAGCTTTGCAGGCGGCTATACAGTCGTTTATTTCCTCTGTGATTTTCTCACTGGTGCTGCTGATACGCAGCGCCGCCCGCATTTTCTCGGTTAATGTTGTGGTATCTGCTGCCACAGCCTGCACCCTCTTTCTTACTCTTCTATTACTGCTGCTACGCCTGCCTCTTCCAGAACTGCTGCACGTTCTCTGCTTACGGTGTAAGCGTCCCCAGCATCCTTAATCTGGTTTAATTCCATATCACGGAAACGGCGCTTTACTTTCACTTTTACCAGCCTTGCTACTTTCTTTTCTTCCTCGGCTTTAGCTGCCGCCTCT